TATCCACAAAAACATACTTAGCGCTGTTTTTTAAAGTGTCATACTCTACTATATAGTCTCTTTGTATTGGTAAAGCTAAACCAGTAGTTGTGCTAACACCAGCAGATACCATATAATATATTTTGTCCGTCTCGGGCAAAGCTATTGTTCCTACACATGTTGAAGTTGTTGGTATACTATACGTACCGTTTTCTATAGTATTTTTTAGAGTATTACCCAGTAGTGTTTGGGCAGAACCAACGTTTGAGTCGTCTGAAGTGGATATTTGTATATTCATTGCATCTCTATACTGACCATTAGGAATCAACCTTTCGTCAAGGTCTTTATTCATCTTGGCCTGAGAGAAGTTACGTTTTAACTCCGGCATATTTTAGTGTTTTATAATTTTACTACCTCCTCTTAATATTCTAGCGTATTCCTCTAGTTTAAAGTTTTGTAATCTTAACTTTGTTTTTCTTGTTTCAGCGTACTTTTGCTTTTTAATTTCAGCTAACAAACCACCAGGTGTATCTTTTCTTGATAACAATATACCAAACAGCATGTGCTTATACATTGCCTCTTCAGCAAATTTAGGCACTGGTGTACCTTGAAAATCTATACCATCATGATCGCTATTTGTAACAAGTCCATCGCTTACATACTTTAATATTACATTCTTTCCGGAAATATTAGAGCTAAAATGAAATTTTCCTGCTTGTTCGTCAATATAAAAACTTCCGTTAGCGTGAGCATAGGCTGGGTCAATACCATACCTATTGCCCTCTAAATAGTTGTACGCATCCGCGTCTTGTCTATTAGACACAATAGGGCTTTGGTTTTGAGCCATATACAAATCTCTAGTTTCTGAAGTTTCTGTAAAAGCTAAGTCGTCATTAGTACCAGCTATTGTAAAACCACCATCACTATTTACTGTTTCTGTTATGTTTCTAGGATTTGATGTTTTAGTGGTGTGATATATTATTCTTTCAACGCCAGATTCATCTGCCCAAGTTAATTTACAGTAGTTGATATAATCACCTGGCATAACTAACATTAAAGATGGTGGTATTTCAACCTCCCAGTTTTTAATAACTTTTAAAGTATCATAGCTTAGCTCTTGCAAAGCTCTAGTTGCATGAAAAGCTATATCACCAGGATAAACATTTTCGCATATTTTACCTTTACCAACGTATGTTGCTGTAAATGATCTTATAATAGTTTTTAAAGATAAGTACCTATAATTACCATGATCACCACCACTTGCATAATAACCTTGTTCTGCGCTTTTATTTAATCCCATGTTTTATTGTTTTTGAGTTTGTATTTCAGCCGCGTTTTTAGAAGCCGCTATTTCTACTAATCCAGGTTTGTTAAGTATTATACCGGCTAATTCTAGTATTTTATTTACTAATGTATTTTCTTCAGATGAGTGCAATGTAAAGTTTGTTGCTGCGCTAGCGTTGTATAAAGCTTTTTCATTAACAACAACATAAGCCCACTCAACCGCCGCGGGTGCGTTTATAACTTCACAAGTAACATTGTTTACTTCTGGCAAAGGACTTCCATCCATTTTGTAAACCTCAATGTCTTTTCCATTTAAAGCCGAGTCAATATAAACAGCTTCAAAATTATCTATATTCATAGAGTAGTGTCTTTGTGAGTCTTTGTATTGTCTTAATTCATTTCTATCCATTTTAACACACTCTCTATTTTCAAAAAACACTTTACCTATTTGGTAATGTGATGGATATGTGTGGCCTAAAGTAACGTCGGCGACTGATAAAAATGGAGATATTTTTCTTTCTAGCAGTTTATTAATACTTGAATCGCTATAATTATCTTCTGGCTGCATTCTTTCTCTTTGATTTTTATCATAAAAATAAGACTCAAATATTTCTATTTGAGCCTGATTAGCCAATAAATTAAATTCTTGAGGAGTAATATAACCTCTTTGCTCTTTGTTAGCTATAGCTAATACTCTTTGATATACTGTGTCTACGCTTATTGCCATATTTTTTTTATTAGTAGTTAGTAATCGCCCCGCAGGGCGACCACCACTACAGTTAGATTATTTTAATCTTTTTTCAATTTGAGAGTAAATCTCAACACCTTCATCAGTTTTAAACCAAGCAGCTAAAGCTGAATAAGGATTTTCATCAAACGGTACATTCATTAATTTTCTATCATTAGAACCCCAAGTAAATGTTCGTTGATCTTGTGATAAATTTATTATTTGAGCTTCAACAGCTTTAATACCAACGTTTCTAAGTTGAACATTGTCGTCTTGTACTAGATCCATAAACAACATAGGTCTAGTTTTCGCAAGTATTAATAAGTCTCTTTTAAGTTCTTTAGTACTCATTTTGTTTACGGCAGAACCTTTTTCAACCCTCATAATAGCTTCCATTTGTTCAATGCTTAAATTTTGAGCAGCATTTAGAGCATCTATTTCAAGCATTATATCTTCAACTTGATTTTGAGCTTCTTTTACAGTGTCAACTTCAAAGTATTTTTTATTTCGCTGCGGGTGATATAATGATAAAAATTTTTGTAAAGTTACATTTGATTTTGGCACAAATAAAGCACCGTCTCTAAACCAAATATGACCATACCTAATATCACCTTTCATTTCATCAATAAATGGTGTTTTTTGATTTCTTGAATAACATATTTCTCTTTCATATCCTTTTTCTTCATCAAAATAATATAATTGAGTAGATCTTAAGTGATAACCAAGAGGTGACATATCATTTAGAACATAAGTTCTATTTTTTATTTCCCAAGTATCTTTTTTAACTTGAGGTTTTTCTTTTTTTGTTTTTTCCATAATATAATATATAATAAGATTAGTAAATAAAAGCCGAGACCGAAGTCCCGGCTTTAATTAATCAGTACTAGTAAGTACCTGTTGCTTCGATTAGCATAAAGTTGTTAGCTCCTTGAGTAACTAAACATCTTTCTGATAAGAAGTGCATTTCCATCGCATCTAAATCAGAAGTAGCAGCTCCAACTGAACCAGTAGTCCAAGTTTTGAAACGTCTGTCTTCCATATTAGAAGCTCTGTACCTTACGTGTAAGAATGGTCTTTTTAGGTTTTTACCTAAAGACTGATCGTACACAGTAGTAGTACCAGCAGGAATAAATACCCCTCTAATGTGGTTGTCAACATCTTTGATACCACCTCTTGTAGATACATCGTTTAAGTATTTCCAGTCAGTTTTGTAGAAGTCATAAGAACCTCTTCTGAAACCAGAGAAACCTAAATTTAACGCCATGTCTTCAGAGTTATCAAATACACCAAAAGATAAACCACCAGTTGAGTGAGGGTTTAATCCACCAAGCATATCATCAATAGTTAACATAAGGTCTCTATCAGCGAATATCATGTATTCTTCAATAGCTCCTTGCTTGTCAAACTCTTTTAATATAGCATCAAAATCACCTAAAGCTTGTACTGAAGTTGCAGTTGCAATTAAACCATCATAAGCATTACCTCTGTTTTTGATAGCAGCAAATAAACCTTCAGAACCAGTTAACGTGTTAGATAAGTGAGAAGTTACAGTTTGAGTAGCATTTTCATGCTCTACCATAACCATTTCTAAGTAATCAGTAAAACGAGCTCTAGTATCACCAGCAGCTTTTAAGTACCATAAGTAACCATTTTGTCCGTCTTCACCAGTAACTTCAACCCAACCAATTTGAGATGCATCAGATCCTGAAACCTCATACATATCTTTGATTATAACAGGTTTGTTAGTAAAAGACTTAAACTGTGGCTTGTTAGCAGTAGTTCTACCAGTAGTACCTTTTGCATACTCAGAACCATAAACCATTAATCCACAAGTAACATCGTCATTTGCAGCAGTAACAGTTCCAATTCCAGTACCAGCATCAGTTAAAGGCTGCACAGTACATGAAGCGTGAGCTACAGCAGGTGAACCAATATTAGTAGTACCAACAGCTGTTACATAACCTTTTAAAGTTTTGTCAGCGTCAGATAAAATAACTAAGTCACCAATTCTTACAGCTACATCAGTAGCAGCAGAAGCTCCAGCAGCTCCAGTAGTACCATTAACAAAGTTTCCGTCAATATCTTTAACGAATACGAAGTTATAAGTACCAGTAGGTGATGATCTTTGTATATTACCTTGGTATGATATGTGTAGTCTTCCTTGCTCTGACCAGACTACTTGATCAGCGGACATTGCTTCTTCAGCTCCGACCATTTCTAAAAATCCACCGATAGTTCTGTTTCCAAAAACTTCAGCTTCTTTTTCCATTAAATCTGGTAAGTATTGTTGCGCCCATCCCGCAGTTGCAGTAGCAGTAAAATCAATATAGTTAGTTGATAACGCTTGTTGATTCATTGCCGGCACGCTATTTAATGACCCACCAGGTGTCATTGTAATTGCCATTTGTTTTTATTTTTAAAATTTATAATTTATTTTTACGTATTTTAACTTTAAAATCATTAGCATCACTACCTAATACCTTAAATTTAAGACCTCCTACTTGAGCTTGGTCATGTGAGCTTCTAGGATTTACATTAATGTTTTTATCTCTAGCAACTCTGTCTTTTATAGCATCTGCTTTACCCTGCTCGTAAAAGTGTCTTGCAACAGCATCAGGATTCATTGCCGTAAACAAAGACTTGTGATAACCCGCGGCATCTGACATTTGATTATTTTTATTCAAAAACTTTTTGACAAAATTATTAATATCACTTTGAGTTTCTTTTACCTCATCTACATTCTTAACGTTAAACCTGTATTTTTTCTCACCAACACTAAAATCAAAACCTTTAAAATCTTGATTAAATAAATTATTGGTTTTATCTAAAAACACGTTTTTTGTTTGTTTAGCAATTTTTTGATTTGCTTCTGACTCCTTGTTATATCTATTAAAAAAATCTATAGCCTTTTGTTGTTCTTTGGTCAACTTTGACCCAGCCTTAATTTCCTCATAGTATTTGGACTTTAACCCGTCCAGGTGGTTTTTAGCGTCGGCAACTTGCTCTTTTAACGCTAGCTTTTTTCTTTTAATATCTTTTTCCTCATCTACTTCTTCGTCAAATGAAAACTGATCTTCCATCATAAAGTCTATTTCATCAGGCGTTAAGTGTGGTTTTGTTTGCTTGTAATATTCTTTTAACGCAGTTAAATTATCCATAGAAGAATAATCCTTGTTAAGATTTACATAGTCGTTTATATCACCACCAGTTTCTTCCATAAAGTCCATTAACTTTTGCACGTTTTCTGGTAATGGTTTTCCGGTTTTCTCAGCTTCTTCAACAGCTTCTTCAACTTCCTGTTTTACTTCTTCAGTCTTTTTTTCTTCTTCAACTACTTCTTCTAAAACTGGTTGTTCTTCTTGTGCTTCAGCTTCCGGTTGTACTTCTTCTTGTTTTTCTGTGGTGTCGGCATCTTTAAGCTCTGTAACCACTCCCTCGTCGACAGGGTCATCTTTTTTAACTTCATCTTTTTTGATTTCTGGTTTTTTGCTTAAATCAACCTTTGTTACAGGTTCGTCTTGTTTTAAGACTTTTCTACGTTTTTTTATTTTTTGTTTACCAACCTTCTCGTCTACAATAGGTTGTTCTACGGTTTTTTCAACCGCATCATTTTTGTTTTCTTCCATAATAAAATATTATATAATTAGTTAATTTGTGGGTTAAACTTATCAAGACCCAAACCACCTCCTAGTATATCATTACCTGAAGATTCAAACTTTTTAGTATCTTTACCAGTTTGTTTCATGGTCTCTATGTTTTCCTTACTTTTGTTCTCCATGCCCTTGAGTTTAGTGTTAAGCTCAAACTCATATTGCATAAGTTCTTTTTTAAGCCTTACCTCTTCTTGGAGGTACTGCATTTTAAATTTAGCTTGTGCTGTTTCAGTTTGTATTGTTGAAGCAGTTTTTGCTTGGTTTTTCTGAATTTCAGCTTGAGCAGCAGCTTGTTGTTGTTCGGCATTTGCTTTGGCCTGTGCTTGTATATTTTGCTGTTGCATTTGCTGATCTTTTTCAGCTTTCTTTTTTCTTTTTAGTTTTAGCAATTGGTTGGCTAATCTTACGTTTCTAACTTCTCTAACATCTATAGCATCATCTAAGTCTATTAGTTTTTGTGCTAAAGCTGTTTGTATGTTGTTTTCTAAAAGTTGTTTTTCTTCTTCGTCTGGCTCTAATTCTAAAAATATACCAAAGTCATACAAATGTAGTTCTTTCATTTCTTTCAACGTAGCAACATTATGCGCTCCAATAGCTTGAACAAAAGCATCTGCTGTTGGTGAATATTCTAATATATCAGATATTCTTAACGAAAGTTTTTCCGCTATTTCAGCTGTAACAAACATTGATGCTAATAGTATATGTCTAGTTGCTACATTTGAGTTAGCAGCAGCTAGTTTTTGAACACCAACTAAAGCTCTAGCATCAGGCACAGTTCCATCTCTAGCTTCATTAAGACCAGTGGTATCTCTAATCATTTGCAGATAATAATTATAAGTTTGTATTAAACTTTGTAATTTACCGTTGTTAGAGCTATTTGCTATTTGTTGTATAGGAATTTTACCACCATTTGGATCACCTTCTTGTGTCATTGATCTACCAATTACAGATCCCGTTTGAAAGAACATGTTTAAAGCTTCTTGTGGGTTGTAATTAGTACCATTGCCTAAGTCTATTTCAGCTAAACCATCAGCATCAAGATAAACTCCATCAGGAACCATTTTAGACATTACCTGTTGAAGTTTTAAATGAGTTAGTTGTATCATATCAGCAAAGCCAGTAATTCTGCTTACGGTGCTCTCTATTTGACCGTTATACATTCTAGGTGCTACAATACTATAATTCATTTTAACTCTGTTAAAATCACTCTTATCACGTATCATGTTCTCACACTTGTTCCAGGCTAACAGTTTATCTGTTCCTAATATCAAAGCACCCTCATAAACACACTCTACTGATCTTTGTAATTTTGAAAAGTTACCTTCTTTATCAACAGGCGGATTAAAATTATCATCTTTTTCAATAGCTTTTAACGCGCCAGTTCCTGTTTCTTTTATTTTGTAAGTATCATTATTATATGTTTTGTAATTAAAATATAATATTTGCACTTTATTTTTATCTGAAGTTTCTCTAAAAGTATATCTACCACTTGGTCTTTTAGCGCTTTTGTTTATTTCTTCTAAGTCAGAGTTTGTTAAATTAGGAAACTGTCTTACAAGTTCTGGTATTGGTATTGTTTTTACCTCACCAACATAGTATATGTCTTCAAAATAAGGCGAGTCTGTGTAAGAATATATTAAATTAGCCGGGTCAACATACTCTACAGTTACACCTTCACTAAAATTAAAATTAGTTTTTACACAACCAATACCAAGTATAGTTAAATCTTGTAATAACCTTCTTCTTGTTAAATCATAATTACTACCATCTAATAAAGTGTTTATAGCTTGTTCTTCAGCAATCTCAACATTTTGCTTATAACTTAACTGCATATGTAAAGCTAACTCATCTTCTGTTTCTGGGAGTTTGTCAGGGTCAGTTTCATATAAATTCATACTCATACCGGCTGCAGCTTGATCATTAAACACTTTTGTCTGCATATCTCTAAGCATAGCCTCCATATAATCTGTTCTTTTGCTTACTCCATACTGATCTTGTGAATAAGCTTTTACGCTAAACATTCTTTCAGACATACCATTAACAACTATATCTACAAACTTAGGTATAATTGGTATTGGTTTCCAGTCTAAATTTAAATAAGACAAATCACCGTTAATAGATAATTCATCTTTATATTTCTGTATTGATTGTTCTCCACGTGCGTATAATCTTAATTTGTGGAATTTTGATTGAGCATCATAATATTTATTAGAGTGTGTTCCATTGAACCACTCCTGTTCAATAGCTCTAGCTACTCTCAAACCATAATCATAGCTCATTTTCTCTAAGTCGCTTACAACTTGAGAAGGAAAGTTAACATGTACTGACTCAGCCATATATTTATTTTATTATTTTAGACACGAAACCATTATTGTTGTATCGTGATATATTAATGTTTAATTTTTGTTTCTCTATATTAGGATTAGGTCTATATAAATGCCTGTTACAAGCCATAATCGCTAAACCGCTACTTATTGTAGCATCGTATTTTGTTCGTTTTGTAATATCAAACCTACCCCAGTCATTTAAAGTTTTGTTGAAATACATGTTTCCGTATGAATCGTCTTGCAGCGCTCCAACGTGTTGCTGTATATACATTTCTATTGCAGCGGCATGAGCTTGTTTTATATCTTCACTAGAGTTTGGTATACCTCCAACTTCTTTTTCAGCAACGGAAAGTTTATTCCAAAGCTTGTCAGGTCTATTCATGCTATAACCTCTATAACCTCTACGTCTCATATAATACAACAACCTTGGTTTGTTATTTTCTGCAAGCAAAGGCATTCCATAAAATATTAACGCCATTAAAACATCTTCAAAAAATATATCAGCTGTTTGTGGTCTAGCAATATATTCTAAGAAAAACTGGTTTGGTGGACAATCTTCCATGCTAAACTTTGTCAAACCGTGCAAAGCTCCTTTAGATCCTTTACCGTCTACAGTCCCTGATATATCATAAGAGTCACAGCCAAAAGCACCCATGTGCTCATTACCAGGATATTTAATACCGTTTTTAATAACAATATTATTTTGTAGGTGTACTGGCGGTGTCCACGTTATATTAAATCTACCTTTTGGATCTGGATAAAATATAACTTGAGAATCTTTTATTCCGTTAACCCACTGAAAATTACCTCGGCTAAACCCTATAGACTTATTCATTTCTTCATTATAATCTATTTGCTCGTATATTTTTACTAAGTTAAATATACTGTTTTTAGCTTCGTCTCTAAACGCGTGTTCTTCAGTTCTTGGAAACTGACGGTAAAATTCATTTAAAGCATCTTGATCTTGTTTTAAACCTTCAGCCTCATTGTTCCAGTGATCTATTATACCATAATCAATTAACTCTCCGTCTGGTCCGTATACATCATTATCTGGATTATTAAATACTGGATGTCCGTATTCGTCAATAAATCCTTCGTAGTTCCATTCCATTGGGATAAAGAGAGAATACAAGCCAGACCTTGTTTGTCCATTACGGTTTCGTTGAGTAACGTCTGAATCATTGTACAATTTTTTAAAGTTATCACCTCCTTTATCTAATGCGTTAGATGTTGATCCCATCATGCACTTACCTATAATCCTACTACCTAATCGTAAACAAGTTTTTGTTACTCGCCAGTTATTTAATATGTTGTCTGGCCTTTCCCATTTACCACTTTCATCATGTACTAACAAGGCTAGTTTTTCACCGTCATAGCTGTTGTCACCTGTGTTTTTCCAGTCTATAGTTGTATCTAGCCCTTTTAATTCTTCTAACTTTTCGTTAGATGTTATTTTCTTTCTAGTAAACTTACTAGCTGGTACTCTATATGCTAATTCTGTTTTTGGCCTATCCATACCATCTTGAATAGGTTTGAAAAAGAAAGGATAATTAACCGATATTGGAACCACCTTGTCTGTAAACATTTTTTTAGCATCTGCACCTGTTTTAGAGAGTATACCATATCTACTATCACTTGATATTGTTGCTAAATTAACAGTTTCTGCTGAAGACATGAAAGAAAATCCAGACCTACGATTTTTAAGGTAGCACATCCCGTAACATCTTTTGTCGGCTTTACAAGCTTCCCAGAATATAAAAAATAGTCTATTGGCCTCTCTAAAATCAGGCGCACCTACATCTATTTTGCTCCACTGTAGATACATATAGTGTGTACCCGTTATGTATGTTGGCTTACCACTGTTGTTAAACCAAAAACCCTCATCTCTTCGTATAAACTCTTCGTCTATATAATCAAACCACTGCTCTTTTTCTGTCTCAGGATATGCACGCCAGTCAAATATGTTTTTTAGTTTAGATAATTCCTTTGGATAATCTAATCTTTCCCACTTTTTTTGTTTTGACGCGAACACTCGCACTGGTTGATGTGGCAATGCAATTCGCAGATTCTGTATCTCAAGTATTTCACCGATTTTACCAGTTTTTGATATGACAATAATATCATGTTCTTTATTATATCCATATTTCCATTTATTACCTTTATTCATACGAGTTATAGTCGTACGTTTAACAGGTTCAATTATTTTAAATAACGTTTGTTCGTAACTCATTTTGATCTACCTTCAGCAAAACCCCTAAATGCTCTTTGTTTTTTCTCTTCTTGTTTTTTACCTTCTAAAGCATTTTCTTCTTCTTGGATTCTATTTAATATTTCAAATGCATCAAATATAGCTAACTTTTTTGTAGCTGCAGCATTTTTTAATCTATCAGCAGAAACATCGTCTTCTGTGTTTGTAATAATTTTTTCTTTAGCAACATTAATTAATTCTTCAACCGCTCTGTGCCCAGCTTGTATTATAAGTTTCTTCGTTTCCTTGATATTCATATTTAATTGTAATATATTTATTCATTATTCTATACAACCTTTCGCCATTAATAACAAACTCATACTCGTCATTAGGTGTAAAACCAACAAGATCTCCTTCTTTTAAATAGTTGCTACTATATTTAATTATGCCTACTAGTGGTTTTTCTGGATTTATACTATACTTCCAGTCATTTTTTATAGGTTTTACAAAACAATAACCGTCTACAGGTTTCCACTCCCAAAACCTTTTATAAGCATAAACTTGATCTGGTTGTACTAAATAAGTTTTTTCATTTATAAAACTCCTGCTGTTTCTTTCTCTACCCTTAACATCGTTCCATCTACGAAAAATATTGTGATTAACTATAACATTATCGCCAACTTCTATTTCTGTTTTATAGGCTAAGGGTATAGATTTAACTATACCCTGCCTATTTATAAACTCGTGGTTTGATATTTCAGTGTTTAGTATTAATTCTTTATCGTCAACTTTTTTTGCATTATTATACCTTTCGCCCACGGGCTCTATTATAAAGTAAAAAGGACTTTTCATTAATACTCTAGATTATACTCAACAGATATAGCCATGTTTTTGTTGAAGTCTTTCCAAGGTATAACAGCTCTGTCTTTCTTAATATACACAGAAAACTTATCGTCTTCTTCTATAATATCACATATAGTATGACCGCCATATACCTCTTGACCAACAGCATAATGCATAGCATCACTTTTGTAATCCCTACCTACACTAATCTTCCTTATTATCTGCATCTTCTGGATATTTTATAGACCCATCAGCAATATTGATGTTTACGGTGCCATATTCTTTTTCAAGCTTTTCTTGAACTACTTTAAGCTCATCAGATATACCAGCGTGTTGATGTAACAACTCGTGCTTTACAGACTCTAGTCTACCCAGCTCCATACGTAGTTCATTTATTTTAGATATAACTTGTTGCACTTCTGTTAAATGCTCTTCACTTATTTTTTCTGGTTTTAAGTCAACCATTTCTTCTTTTGCCATTTTATTTAATTTTAATTATTATTTTTTTACTTTTTCTAAGCTACGGCCACCAAAATAGGCACCTATAACTGTAATCAGAACTAATTGTAATAAATCAGTCCATTTATCTTGCACTTGAAACGTGATAAAACCAGCGTCAATAAACACTAGTAACACAGTGCTAACTACTAAAAATACAAGAACTAAAGGTCTTATATTCTTAGATAACCATGAGTCTGAGTTCATATCCATCTTCCAACGCTCTGTTACTTGCTTCTGCATCTCAGCTTCATAACCCATAATCATATCTTTAATTTTAGCTTCTGCAGCTAATTTTTCTTCTTTTGTTGTAGTTAAGTTATCTAAAACTCCACCTACATTTTTCACCAGCTCAGTTGCTCCGGCTGAAAATATTTTACTTAACATTTTTTCTTTTTGTTTAGTCCACGTTGTTCTCTAAGCTTTCTTTGTTGTTCTATTGTACCTTCAGTTCTTCTAGCGCTTATGTTGTGCGGAGAAAAATCTTTTTCCTCTAACGCTTCAAATTGAAATTTATTTCCCGCTACTGTTTCTCCTGCGGATGGCCCATACTTATCTGCGTTAAGATCCATTTCTTTATTATAATTTCTTTTATTTTCAGGTTTTTTTGATCCGAAATCAAAATTTTTATAAAACCCTTTCATTTTCATTTTAAATGCCATTATGTTATTTTTTTTTCGTTTTTATATGCTAGTTTTTCCCAAGGTAAATCTTTACTGCCTTCATCGTACCAAGATCCGTTGTATTTTATTTTACCATTTTTCCTATGATATGTTTTGCTTCCGTGCCTTACATAGTCATCACCATAAGAAAGCTCTCCATTATTCATTCTTTTCATGTGATCGTATTCATGAGCTATAATTTCTTTATCTAGCTTACTACCCGGTTGCACATTGTTGTTAACATGTATAATGTTATTTTTTTGGGCTAAACCCAAAACGCCATTATCTAGCTTTGATCTTTTTAAAGTATAACCCTTGTTGTTGTCAAAAAT